ACCATCACACTCAAGTTCGTCCATTAGAGCCCGACCTAAAAGAGCCGACGATCGGAAAAGAACGGTTGAGTCGAAGCCCGGGGTCGGAGTCTGGATGTTGGGCATCCCAGTTTCGGAGGATAACCGAGGGCTCGGGCCAGGTGGTGATGAGGGTAGGCTCTCTATCTCGATCTGTGACTTCATAGACTGCATTGAGACGTCGCTTGAGGGGATCGAGCTTGCATTTTGGACCATACCATTCCCAAGGGGGGGTGTTAGATGTAAAGACAATGAGCTTGGCAACAAATTGAACATGCCCTCCTTTTGATTCGACGAGAAGGGGATACTTGTCGAGTAGTCTAAGGAGAAAGGAGTATGATAACCACCCGTAGAACTCATCAATGACAACAGTTGATTGCCCATTGTAATTATCAAACCATTTTCCTTGCGGTAACCAATATGCATCAGGGTAGAGTGAGAATGCTCTATGACTTTTTCCAGTACCAGTGGGTCCGAAATAGACGATAGATTCGGTAACATGATTCCTAGGAGGAGTGAGAGTACATTTAAGAGCAGTAAGTCCACGAAAGAACTTGACGAAGGCAGAAGAGTGTAAGCGGGCAACTTCTTCCAACGTACCACCCGCTTTTATAACGTCAGTAACAATATCAAGATCGGTACGCTTACCTTGAGTAGATGGTACACCATACGACCATGGACCTTCAACACGTGTATCATCTTTAGTGCAATAAGCAACAGCTTCGTCATGAGTACCACGACGTTTTTCCCAGTGCGCCGTAGCACACAACTTTTTGAGTGAGGCGAGTCGACAGGAATTCTCGAACTGGCAATATCCTTGCAGGTGGGGCGTATCATTCTCGCCTTTTTCCAATTGCCATACACAATATTTTGCATTAAAAGCTTCAGGAACCGCATTATTTATGGGGTTATTAATGGTAAATACCCAGGCACGCGCAGTCATCTGGGAAAACGAGTCGGCGGAAAAGTTAGGTCAAACCACGTGAGAGAGAAAGTGTCACGAGGTTGTGTCACGAAGTGGCGGGTAATACTAAACCGCCACTTACTAAAACTGCCCACGGAACTTTTTAAGCTTAAGGAACCAACGATAACCATATTTGCGGGCTAAGTGTAAATATCTAGCACGTTGTTTAATCATAGCAATAGCCTTTTTACGGCCAAAAGGAGCGTATTGTCTTATAGTAGGATACCCATACTTTCCCCAAAGGTAACGAATTTGGTGGACAGAGTAAAAACGAGGAGCTTTATGAAAACGAGGGTACATTACAGTATATAAAAACGGGAAGAGGGAGAACGAGAGGCACGTCTAAAAGCACGAAGTCTTGCTATCCTTCTCCATTTGTTAACAAAAGCACGCATACGATGGCGTAAATAAACTGTATCAGCAGCTTGTTCAGTAACATAATGTGGGACACGAGTAGCAATATAAGAGGTACGAAGAGCCCTCCGTCGATGAAGAGCGGCCATAGCATATGTAGAAAGACTAACCCAAGGACGGGTAGGACGATACAGAGACCAACCTTGCACCATTAATATCCAAAACGTCTGGGTCTACGAAAACGAATTCGGCGAAAACGAGGACGTCTAAACTTGATAACACGACCGTAACGTCTCTTAAAGAGAGGCATCGGGAGAAACAGGAATTAAGCAGCTGGGTCAGGATCATCATAAGCATCCCAATCAGGAGATTCACTAGTAGTAACAGCTGTAGTATCTATATGTAAATGATCAACACCAGGATGCTCAGCAGTAACAGTAACAGCAGTTTCATCACTAAGATCTAAACCACCAAGAGCAGCCTCAGGAACCTTAGGATTAAACCATTCTACAGTATACTCAACATATACAAAATAACGGAAATTAGTAGGATCAATAGCAGAATCACCAGGAGTAAACTCAATAGTCCAATAGAAACGATCACCAACATTAAGGAAACCATCACTATTAGTAGAATGTTCTGGAGCAATAGCTGTACCAACATTACCAGCATGCTCCTTATAAAAGACCTGTTCATCAAACTTAAGACTAGGCAAAGCACGGCTCCAGGCACGTCTAAAAGAATACTTATTAACAAGAGTATGATAGAATTTATTAGGGCGATAAGTAGCTAAAGTATTAATAGGAATCCAGCGGGGACCAGGAACTTGCTTAGTCCACTCAACAGAAGGCAAGCCTGGAACTTTTTTATCCTCACCAGTAATAAGACCATCATGGAAACGAATACGACAATAAAAGAACTGAGGAGTATTAGCAGTAGACTTAGGTATTTTAACAGCTATCTTAGAACCCTTAACAATATAATTCTGATAATGTTTACGCATCTCAGAAAAACCAACAGCAGGAGTACTAGTAGTAGTGCTTGGAATAATATTTGCAACATTGTCACACTTAAAAGTCTTTGCAACAACAGGAGTACCGGCAGCCATATCCAACTGATACACAGCACAAAAACGATGTTTCATAATACGACGCTTAGGATGGGGAACCCAAGGACTTAATGCAGTATCATTAACTAAAGTATTAGAACTCATATTGAGACCCCAATTCTTCTCCCCATAAAGAGGGGGGCCCCTATAACCTGATTTACGCAATTGTTGAGCACCCCATCTATTTGTCTCATAGCCAGAATTAAGGGTTTTTAACCCAAACAAACCAAAAGGCACACGCCAAGACATGATATCGGGAGAAACAGGGACTAAAACCGTTCACCTTTACGAGGGAGACGATGTAAAGCAGGACAATCAGGACGACGACAGAAAACACCATCACACTCAAGTTCGTCCATTAGAGCCCGACCTAAAAGAGCCGACGATCGGAAAAGAACGGTTGAGTCGAAGCCCGGGGTCGGAGTCTGGATGTTGGGCATCCCAGTTTCGGAGGAT